CGGGAGCCCTGAAAGAGACTGGATCCTTCTTTGGCATAGTCTCGCAGGCAAGCCCGAGAGAACAGGAACAGTGGAAGCAGCTGGGGACACCGATCACACATACCATCGTCCAGCGCGGGACAAGAAACCGCGCAAAAGGTAATGATGTTCTCGAACTGAGAGTAGACCGGTTTAATAAACCTCTGGAAGAGCCCCGGCGATTCCTTGTAAAGGGAGATCCACAGGACCCAGGAGAACTGGGACACTTCCTCGTTTATCGAGTTGAAGAGAGGAAGGACCTGCAATGAGCACTATAGATGTTTCAGTAAAACAGATAACAGACAGCATAAAGCTGCAAATGGAAAGCAGATCATACCGCGCAGCAAACGAAATGCGAAACGCAGCGCTGCTTGTTTTAAGAGGCCAGCGTAGCGGGCGAAAATACCGCGTCCCGGGCACAAAAAGATATTACCAGGCATCTGCACCAGGCGAGCCGCCTGCGGTCCGTACAGGCATTTTCAGGCTTTCCTGGCAGCCATCAGCTCATGTAGTATTCGGCTCCTACATTTCCAGAATAGAGAGTAACGTAAAAGTACCAAACGGCGAAACACTGGGAGATATTCTCGAAAACGGAACTTCAAGAATGGCTCCCAGACCGCACCATGATAGGATCCTGACTAAAGCGGAGCCGGATATTGTGAAAATTTATTCACAGTCCTATTTTTAAACCGGAGGAAAGCCTATGATTGAAACGGCGCTATATAACCATTTGATAGGCCAGGAAGATCTGGCGGCCTTCCTTACCACATATAACGGTTTACCCGCAGTTTTTAATCAGGAAGCGCCTGCAGACACTGATCCGGGCTGGGGAGACGGCCCTCAGTACGGCAGAATTGTGTTTGCAGTAGATATCCAGGGAGACCCGGAGCGAACCATGGGTGGAACTCTGGCAGTTGATATCCAGTGTAAAGAGGATCAACAGTTTCCGGAGCAAATCGAACCGGTAATAAGAGCGCTTATCCATGGCTGGTTTTTTAGCAGCGGAACGTTTACCGTAGAGGCACAGTTCAAAAATTCTTCGTACTTTACCGAACCGACCGATAAGGTTACTGGGTGCACGGTTACCTTTGACCTTTTGGCATTCCCGATAATGTCCACCGGAGACCCAGACGTAATCGCCAGAATCAACGCTTGGAGCTCTGCTTTTGAGGGGATAAGTGTAATAAACCACGACGTGCTGCCGGCCGATGCATGGCGGCCAGACGCCGGAAATTCGGCCATCTACTGGCGCCTGGTAAACGACGCGCCTGCAGGCTGGATACCTGATACATTTCAGACCATCTGGCGTACAGCAACAATAAAGTGTCACATTTTCGCGCAGGACCACGCAACAGCTGATACAGTAACCAGGAAACTGATAACGGAACTGTACACGGTAAAGCGTCTGATGAAACCCGGAGAGACACCGATCATGGTCAATCGGAATAACAGCACAGACTACGGAGCGGACCCGCTCCGAACAGGACAGCTTACTGTTGAAGCCACGTATGCCCTGATTGTGCACTACGAACCGGACAACATGATCCAGAAAATTGTAGGAAAGGTGGATAATTCCACTTTTACAATCGAATGAAAGGAGAGCAAATATGGCGACCAAAAGGAACGCAGAGGCAGAAGAAGCCTCTGTACTGACAACTCCGCAGGAGCAGGAAAGCGTCTATACCGCAGAGCAGCTGGCCGGCGCACATGATGCTGTATTCGGAGTACGGAGGGAGATCGTAGTCGTAGCCCTGCGGCTCGCAGGGAAGAAGGAAGCTACGGTATCAGAAGCCAGAACCATCATCGAGAATTTCAAAAACAAGGAGGTCAAATAAATGGCAGTCTTCTACAACGCGGGCGAGCAGAAAACCCGGCCCGGTCTTTATCAGAGATACGTAAATTCCAACTTTGCATCCCAGGAGAACTCCGATGCACGAGACGGGTACTGTGCAATCCCGATCCAGGCACACTGGGGACCTCTCGGTAAAGTTGTGGCAAACACAAACAGCATCCAGCTTCAGACCAACTATGGCTACGGAGAGTACGGCACAGGCTACACTGTCCCGGCAGCAGCCGCCATGTTTGCAGGCGGAGCAGGAACTGTTTATACATACAGGCTCGGCACAGGCGGCCAGCGGGCAACCCTCACCGTCGCGGAAACCCTGACGATCAATGCAAAGTACGTCGGCACCATGCCGCTGGCCGTATCTGTCCAGACAAAGCTGGGAGACGCTACCAAGAAGCAGCTGATCGTTTACGCAGACTCCGTGCAGGTTGAAGCGTTCGATTTTTCCGGCGCAGGATCCGGAGAAGGCGCATCCCTTATCGCAGCAGTTGCGAACTCCAACTACATCACCGTGGCACTTGACGGAACAGCTCCTGCAGTTGTCCCCGTTCTCGCTGTTGCATCTGGCGCACTTGCCGGAGGCCAGGACCCCACAGTAACAAACAGCAATTATTCTGATGCGTTCGCAGCTCTTGAGCCTTACTTCTACAACACCATCGCCCTGGACGTCAACGACGATGCCGATATGACACTGTCCCTGCTTCTCCAGGCATACCTGGACGGAGCATATGAGACCGGAAAGCTCGGGATCGCAGTTGTGGGAGAAAAGACAACCGTACCGTTTGCGACACGCCTGACCCATGCTCAGGGATTCGACGACGCAAAGATCGTGTATCTCGGCGGCGGATATATGGCCGGCCAGGAGAACAGAGATGGCGTACTCGCGATCTGTTACACCGCAGGCGTGATCGCCTCCACTCCTTCCAACCAGGGAATCACACACAGTCAGATCCAGAACGCTACAGAACTGTGCGAGTCTCTCACATTTGCCCAGTATTCCGCTGCCGTTGATTACGGAATGCTGATGATTTCCATGGGCCCCAGTGGAGAGATCTGGTACGATTCCGGAGTGACAACATTCACATCTGCAGAAGACGCAGTACAGGACAAAGGCTGGGGAAAGATCAGGCGCGTCAAGGTTCGCTTTGAGCTGATCGACAGACTGGACAGAGAGCTGTCCCCCAAGGTCGGAAGGGTTACAGCGGACTCTGACGGAGTAGCAGATATCGTCCAGGCAGGGCAGCGCGTGCTCGATTCCATGGCGGACAACGAAGGAAAGCTGCAGGCCGGCGCACAGTTTGTGGCGGATCCGGATATGCCGTTCACTTCTGACTCCGCATGGTTTATCATTACTGCTGACGACGTAGACAGCCTGGAAAAGATCTACCTGCAGTATCGCTTCAGATACAGCCAGGAAGCGTAAAGGAGGCACTGAATGAGCAAAAACAACACCCTGAACACCACAGAACTTATGACCGGCAAGGACGGGCGCCTGTTCGTGGAATTTAACAAGAAAAATTATTTCCTGGCGGAGATCAACACGTACTCCGTAAGCATGAACGTGAACACGGCCGAGAAGCAGCCCGTAGGATCTATTCTCGTTCACAGAATCCCCACAGGCGTCACCTTCGACCTTACCTACACGGAAATGGTCGTCCGCGACGACCTGATCATGGAGCCGCTCCTGGCGGCAATTCAGGCCGGCCAGATTCCCGTGTACAATTTCCAGGGCGTGGCCTACAAGCCGGACGGCCAGGAACAGCGTCTCACTTTCAACAACGCTGTGCCCAACGGAACCTTCGGCATCCAGACCCTCACTCCTGGAGAAGTGATCGAAAGAGAACAGAGCTTCGCGCTCAACTCCATCCCCAACTTTATCTCTTCCCTGGCCTCCACTTTTATGGCCCAGTAAAGAGACAGTATATAAGCAGTAGAAAAACAGTAGAAAAACAGCAAAGAAGAGCCTCGTTATAATGCGAGGCTCTTAATTTAAGGAGGATACCATGGCAACAACTAATGAAGAAAAAGTTATTACAGGACTTGAAAACGTAGCAGACAGAAGGGACGCAGAATACGATCTCGTAAAATCCCTGCTTGCAGCTGCAGAGTACCGCACCAGCGAAGAATCTGTGCAGGAAGTAGACATCAAGCGTGCAGGCCGCTTTCTTTTCACTGTTCACGTTCATCCCGTGAGTGAACACGATTCTATCCAGGCAAGAAAGCACGCGACGATCTACATGAAGAATCCGGCCGGAAAGAAGCTGCCTCCCATCGAGAAAGAAAGAGACACAACAAAGTTCAATTCCTGGCTCATCTACCTTGCAACAACCGAGGAGGACCAGGAGAAGATCTGGGGAAACCGCACGATCATGGAAAAGTACGATCTCGCGGAGCCCTACGAGAGCATTGATATTCTTCTCACCCTCGGAGAAAAGCAGCAGCTTCTGGAACTGATTCTTGATATCTCCGGCCTCAGTGACGACGAAGACGAAGTAACCACGGAGGAATACGCAAAAAACTGATTGAAGAAAGCGATCTGGCATACTGCCTCCATATCGCTCTTCAAAATCTCCACATAGAGCCGGGGGTCCTCATGGGCCTCCGGTCACGTAATGACGCGATACCAGACGGAGAGCGGGCCTTTATATTAGCGTCAATACAGAAGGCAGTAACAGAAGGAGACACACCAGTAAAAGTCAGGAACTTTACTAAAAAGAGCGGAGGTGGTGGCTGATGGCTTACAACAAAGTTGTTATTGACGTCGAGGCAAGATTTGTCGACAACGTAACAAACCCAGTCAATAAGGCAGACAGAGCTGTCGACAACCTCGGCCGGAAAAGGCCCAAAGTTATCATCAATGTCGATAA